ATTTGCATTACCAAAAGAATTAGAAAATTATTATAAAGAATATCAACATGGTGCAACACTGTGTGAGATAAGACATGGCGCAAACAAATACACACTGGTTCCAGAAACAAAATATCATACAACAAACGAGATTGTAAAATGGGTAAAATATGATGGCATAGACGAATATCCAGGTAATCTAAAAGTTGATCTTGGTAAGATAGCTTTGTCAGCAGCACTATGCATAACGTATGCGGGATCTGGACAGAGAGATGATTACTGCACAGCAGTGGCAGGTGTATTACTAAAACACACAGAGTGGAATGTGGATGACATAGATGATTTTGTTTACAAGATTGCGGTAGCAGCAAAAGATGAGGAGTGTGAGAAAAGAAAGAAAAAAGGGACCACACATAAAAAAGCAAATAGAAAATTTGGTATGCCAAAACTTGCAGAGATTATCGGGTGCTCTACAAAAACAATCGCAACATTATTTAGTTGGATAGGTGTACAGGAAGCTACAAGCGAAGAGGCAAAACAATCTATCGGACAGATAATAGAGTACGGCAGTGATAGATATTTTGTAAAGATAAACGCTGTGGTGCAGGGCGAGGCTGTTGAAAAGACAATCACGGTTGACGG